TGATTTTGACGCTCTGTACACCAAGTACGAACAGGACGAGAAAATTGCTAGACGGACTGTCTCCGCCAACCAAATCATTCTCTCACTACTGAAGGAGAGAGCAGAGACTGGTCGTATTTACATTATGAATATCGATCACTGTAACACTCACTCCTCATTCAAAGACAAGGTTAGTATGTCTAACCTCTGTCAAGAGATCACTCTTCCTACAGATCCTATCTCTCACATTGATGATGAAGGTGGTGAGATTGCATTGTGTATTCTCTCTGCCATCAACGTAGGTAAACTTCGTAACCTCAATGAGATGGAGGAACTATGTGACCTTGCAGTCCGTGGTCTGGAAGAACTGATTGACTATCAGAAGTATCCTGTGAAGGCAGCAGAACGTTCTACTCTTGCACGTCGTTCACTTGGTATTGGTTACATTGGTCTTGCACATTACCTTGCTAAGAATGGTTACAAGTATGATGATCAGGGTGCATATGACATCGTTCATCAACTAACTGAGTCATTCCAATTCAACTTGCTCAAGGCATCAAATGCTCTGGCAATGGAGAAGGGTCCTTGTGATGGATTCCAACACACAAAGTATGCAGATGGAATTCTTCCCATCGATACATATAAGAGTGAGGTAGATGAAATTACAAACGTAGATCTTGCTTATGATTGGTCATCTCTTAGGGATTCTATCAAGCAATACGGACTCAGGCACAGCACTCTGTCCGCACAAATGCCATCGGAATCTAGTTCCGTTGTGTCAAATGCAACCAATGGAATCGAACCACCTAGAGACTACCTGTCCATTAAGAAATCAAAGAAAGGACCTCTTAAGCAGATTGTTCCAGGTTTTCCATACTTAAAAAATAAATACACCCTCCTATGGGATATGCCTTCCAATGAAGGTTACATTAAAATTGTCGCTGTGATGCAAAAGTTCTTCGACCAAGCAATCAGTGGCAACTGGAGTTATAATCCAGGCAATTATGAAAACAACGAAGTCCCCTCTTCCGTTATGGCAATGGACCTATTGACAACTTACAAGTACGGTTGGAAGACGAGTTACTATCATAACACTTATGACAATAAGAAAGATGGTGAAGAAGAACCAACCGTACAACTAACGCAAAGCGTTGATCAACTAGTAAACGAACTTTTGGAGGCAGAGGAAGACTGTGACAGTTGCAAAGTTTAAGATGTCATCCGACGACAATACTAAAACAGGCATTGATAAAATTACAGTATTTAATAAGGCACAACACGATACTAAGAAACAACCTATGTTCTTTGGACAACCACTCGGTGTTCAAAGATACGATGGTTTTAAGTATCCTGTCTTTGATAGACTAACCAATTCACAATTAGGATTCTTCTGGAGACCCGAAGAGGTGTCACTTCAAAAGGATCGTTCTGACTTTCAAGAATTAACTGATGCACAAAAGCACATCTTTACGAGCAATCTACGGTACCAGATCCTCCTTGACTCTGTACAAGGTCGTGGTCCTGGGATGGCATTCATTCCATATTGCTCACTACCTGAACTTGAGTCTGCGATGATCGCGTGGGAGTTTATGGAGATGATCCATAGTCGCTCTTACACATACATCATCAAGAATGTTTACTCAAATCCAGAGGATGTTTTCGATACGATTCTTGACGACGAAAGAATTCTTTCACGTGCTAGGTCTGTGACTGAAGCGTATGATGAGTTCATCAACTACGCACAGGAATGGGGACAAGGTAACTGGTGGAAGACGGACTGGAAAGATTCTCCTTCTGCATACTGGGAGAAGAAAGAACTCAAGCGTAGACTCTATAGAGCAGTTATGAATGTGAATATCCTTGAAGGTATTCGCTTCTATGTTTCATTCGCTTGTTCTTTTGGATTCGGTGAACTTAAAAAGATGGAAGGATCTGCTAAGATCATTTCACTTATTGCACGTGACGAGTCACAACACCTCGTACTCACTCAGAACATTCTTAACAAGTGGGCAGAAGGTGACGATCCTGATATGATCGACATCATCAAAGAGGAGAAAGACAACGTTGTTGAAATGTTCCAACGTTGTGTAGAAGAAGAGAAAGATTGGGCAGAGTATCTGTTCAAAGATGGTTCAATGATCGGACTCAATGCTAAACTTCTCGGACAATATGTTGAGTGGACTGCTAACCGTAGAATGAAAGCGATCGGCATCGATCCTATCTACGATATTCCTGCTAGAAACAATCCACTTCCTTGGACAAATCATTGGTTGAACTCTAAAGGTCAACAGAATGCACCACAGGAAACAGAGATTGAATCCTATGTTGTAGGAGCAATCAAACAAGACATTAAAAAAGATACGTTCTCTGGTTTCAAACTTTAACTATGTTTATTGGTGAAGTCCCGACCACTGTGTCGGAACCCATCAAGGCAAGACTATTGAATAGTCCCTACTGGCCTTGGTATATGATTACTGAAACAACTGGGTATGACCCTAAGTTCAATGATTCTATCCCCGATGAAATGTCGGGGGAGGATCCCCAGTTTCAGCACACAGTTGTAAACAACCACGGAGAAATTTCTTCCCAACACGCTTGGGATATTGTGGTGGAACCACTGTGGAAATATATTTCTGAGAACTTTGCCGACGAACTAGGAGACTTTGAAAAGTTCAGACGTATCAAAATCAATCTATTAACTAAGAAAGAATCGAAGCATCTATACCATACACCACACGTGGATTATGATTTTCCACATATGACGTTGCTGTATTATG